GTAGAAGGCTACTTAACTGGCGATGGCAAGGCGCCAAATGGTTTAGTTACTGGTGCTGGTACTGTATTCCCGCAAAACCCTGTAGAAGGAGATTACTTCTTACGCATGGATTACTTGCCAAATCGTTTATTCCGTTATAGCGGAACACGTTGGGCCAAGGTCGAAGATGCTGTTAGAACAAATATCACTCCGGGCACAGATAATAAGACACAGCGTATGAGTTATGTAAATAACAATAACAAATACTACAATGGGCAACAAGTTCAACAAGACGAGCTACAGCCATTAAGTAAAATATTCTCACCAAAGGCTGATAATTAATGCCAGTACAATTTAATTACGATGGACAGATCCGTCGTTTTGTTATACAATTTATTAGAATGTGTTCAAACTTCCAGGTGGAGTTTGGACAAGATGCCAATGGCACTAAAACTTTACAAACAATTCCTGTATATTATGGAGATGCTAGCCGTCAGGCATCAATGATTTTAAAAGGTAACAGCGAAAATACTCTTAGTGCTGTTCCTGCAATGGCTGCATATATTTCAGCATTAGAGTATGATCGCGAACGTTTACAAAATCCTTACTTTGAGGGTAAGTTACGCATTCGTGAAAGAACATACAACGAAGTAGATCAGGTTTACGAACAAACACAAGATGGATTATATACTGTTGAACGTTTAATGCCAGCCCCATACAAGCTAACAATGAAGTTAGACATATGGACTAGTAACACAGCCCAGAAGCAACAAATACTAGAACAAATGTTGCCATTGTTTAATCCCGGATTAGAAATACAAAGCACAGACAACTACGTTGACTGGACTAGTTTAAGTGTTGTGTTGTTAGATAGCGTAGTATATTCTAGTAGAACTGTTCCACAAGGCGCAGATGAATCAATTGATGTTGCTACATTAACATTTAGTATGCCAATTTGGTTAACGTTGCCTGCTAAAGTTAAGAAGATGGGTGTTGTTGCTCAGATTATTGCTAGTATTTACGATGCCAACGGAGATTTAAGCGAAGATGTTATTACCACTGCCGAAGGTTTAATGAGCCAACAAAGATTTACGCCAATGAATTACGAAGTATTATATCGCGGCGGTGCTGAGTCTGGTGTATTAACATTATACAAAGATAATGCCAGCGCCGCAGGCGGTGATATTAGCGGCACAACTGTTCCATGGGCAAGTGTTACTAACTTATACGGAACTGTAGTCAATGGCATTAGCCAGATTCGTTTATCTTTTGACTATCCAGATGGAACACACGAAATTGTAGGTACTGTTGCTGCTAACCCAGTGGATGCTTCACAATTAATATTCCACCCCTTTAGTAATACATTACCAGCAAATACATTACCGGCTGTACATGCTATCATTGATCCACTGAATGTAACTGTTGGTAGTGACATTCTTAATCCTGCGCCTAATACACGCTATTTAATTTTACGTAGCATTGGACAATTGGGTTCAGAATCCCCCACAGCATGGGCCGGATTAAACAATAGTAACTTAGTTGCTAACGCAAATGACATTATCGAATACAATGGCTCAGAGTGGGTTGTTGTATTTGACAGCAGAGACACAGGTGTGCAATATGTGTCTAACATTAATACTACTGCACAGTATCGTTGGACTGGAGAATCCTGGGTTAATGGATTTGAAGGGTTGTATCCAGCCGGTACTTGGAGCTTGGTAATCTAAAATGAGTGAAAATTACACCGAAGGATGCGGCGCATTAATTTACGCCAAGTCCACTAACCGCTATCTTTTCTTATTACGCAACAAAACTAAACATGCAGGGTCATGGGGAATTGTTGGTGGCAAGGTTGAGTCTGGGGAAACAGTTATCCACGGACTTGTTAGAGAAATACAAGAAGAGATTGGCCAAAATTATTCTAATTATAAATTTATTCCATTGGAAACTTTTACAGCAGACAACCGCAAGTTTGTATATTACACATTTCTAGTCAGTGTAGACAAAGAATTTGTTCCAGAACTAAATGCGGAACACCGAGGATATTGTTGGGTAGAGTTAAACGACCACCCTAGACCCTTGCACCCGGGTCTATGGCGTAGTTTTAATTTTGATATTGTTAAGAAAAAAATTAAGACTTTAGAATCTATACTAAATTAACCAAGATCGGCTTCTAATGCAAAGCCGCGGTAGTCAATTTGTCTAAAGTTTGGTTGAGAAAGTAACGCATCTGAGCACGAATGTGTTACAGTTGGCATTACACGAACGAATTCAACATCACTGTATGTAGTAACTACTGTTAATAAAGTCATTTCCCAGAATGCTTGATTTGGGTGGCTTGCGTCTACTAGGTAGTCGTCGTATCCTAATAGAAATACTTTTTTATGCCCATCAAAACAGGCCATATACGCTGCTAAAGATCCAGCATCATATGGTAAATTTTGCGGTATGAGATAAAACTTTCCGGGATACTTTACTACATTATCACCAGTTGTGTACACAATATTGTCATTGACGTATAGTGAAGATGATAATTCCACGATTGTATCATCATTGATAGCAATTAAGAAATCTGGAGTAAATGTTTTATAACGGCCATTGCAAGCATAACTTTGTAATTTGTTTTCAGATAAAATACCGCCTTTATGATTAGTTATATTAGCTAAATCAAAATTATCCACAGTGGGACCATTACCAATTACTACAGCTTGGTTTGATGTGTGTGTATTAAACACGCGATTTGGGACGAACTCAACTTCAGGATTCCACTCATTGTTGCTTAGTGTTAATTGAGTAATAACGTTTTCACCTGCATAAGTATCGCGATAAATTTGTTTTAGTTTTTGCATTTTATTATAACCCTTATAAAGTATTTATCGATGTATGTTATCTTTTAAGAACTGGTAATGTGTGGGCAAAGTGTCTATATGTTGCAATACTTCATCTCTATGTTGTATCCAACTATCATAAACAGGGCTACGTATTTCCGGGGATTCTAGCATACGTCGATCTTCGTGGCGTAAAAAATTAGGTTCTACAGGGTTATAGCCCATGCCAGCAGCAATATAGATAATTCCGCCCATTGATTGATCGAATTTTCTCGATCTGTGTAACCTAAATCCTAGGTCGCTCGAAGATCCTGTATTAATTGCTAGTCCTGCCAAGTTTTCTTTGCCAGTTAACATACTCGAATATGTAATATTATCCGACACTTCTTTCCAATATGGGGTATCATTGCGGTGTGTCAACGCATAGTGTTGGCTAATAAAATCTTTAAAGCCCATAATCTGCTCTTGGAATCCGTAGTTAAACAAATCTACATCGTAGTTGCTAACAATACCATCTCGCATTAACAATGCACTACATAATTTTATAATACCCTCGTGGGTTAACATCAATCCCGTAGATTCTAGCGGTTCAATAAACCCGTTTGCTAGCCCGATACCCACCACGTTCTTAACCCAGGCACGCTCATGAACACCGTGTCGAATTTTAATATGCTTAACTTCGCAAGCACTTGCACGGTCTGCGTCTGGGAATATCATTCTGTTGCTGGCTAGATGTCGACGTAATTGTGCTTCTGCTTCTTCTTCTGTGGCATGCTTGCTACTATATACATACCCTGTGCCGATTCGATTCCATAACGGAATATTCCACACCCATCCCGCTTCAATTGCTGTACAGGAAGTATAATTTTCCATTTCCTTATCTTTGTCAATGTAAGGAATAATTGTTGCTACAGCACGATCGTTTAATAGGGTGTCGTGGAAACTAATAAACGGAACTTTTAATGTTTGGTCAAGTAATAAACTTCTAAATCCTGTGCAGTCAATATATAAGTCAGATTCTAAATATCCATTTGATTCTGTACCTATCTTTTCAATACTGCCATCTTCTCTTTGTACTACATCTGTTACTGTATCAATAACATGGCGCATGCCACTAGGCAGGCAAACCCTGTCGCGCAGATACACACCAAACAATGTAGCATCCATATGGTATGCTGTGTCTGCGTCAAAATTAAATCCACGGATTTTAAAATCTTCGTTTTTAGTTAACTTATTTTTATCTGTCATTAAAATTGCATCATGATAAAACTCTGCAAAATTTTCAGGATCGATATTTCCTCTAT